GGCTAAGAGCCAGGGTTGGCGACATAAACGTATTGTTGAGTTACGGCTACAAGAAGTATCCCGAGCTGAGTTACACGGCATTTGTCGGCGTAAGAGGCGCAAGCATTGACATGGAGATGTATGACCCAACGCCAGAGGTGAAGCTCACGATTAGGGAGGACCTATGATTGAAAGGCGCAAGGTTTTGAAGATGTTGGGCGTTGGGCTGACAGCTCCCGTGGCAGCCGTCAAAGTCATTGCTGCTTTGCCGGAGTGTCCCAGTTATCGTGATCCTTTTTACAAAACAACAGGAATGGGCTTCACGTTCGATCCTTGTCGCCTCCGTGAGTGCTTTGGGGGTCCTCGGTGCCCGCATATCCTTATTCCAGGCAAGATGAATCTATTTACATAAACGCAAAGGGCCTCTGAAGAATCTAAGCGAAGGATATGCTCCGAGCAACCGAGTCGGAGGCCTTTCTTGAACCTTACAGCATTATTAAGGACGGCCCTCGTTCGAAACGATGCTCCTCAACTTTATGGGTCTGTTTTTAGACGATCATGGAAAACCCCAAACACCCAGAACTTGAGAAGGCGATTCAGGCCTCCGGATACAGGAAAGAGTACCTGGCGGGCCTGCTGGAAATGAAGAAGTCCCACTTTTCTAAAAAGCTGAGAGGCGACCGCAGATTCACGCGCACGCAAAAGCTGAAGCTCGCCAAGTTCCTGAAAAAACGCCTATATGAGGTATTTCCGACATGGAGACCGGGTCCGACAGACCTGATTTGAAGGTCCTGGATTTTAAGTCCTTGGGCCAGAAAGAGCAGGAAGACGACGAAGAGCAGAACAAGAAGGTGTATAATGAGGGCCTGCTGCCGTTTCTGAATGTTATAGCTGGCTTAGGCGAGCGGGACAAGATACTCACCCTTGCTATCGTCATGGAGTACGAACCGCCTGAATCGACAGAAGAGCTGCCCATGAAGGCCTTTTCTGCGTTTAGGATCGTGAATCGCGGTAAACTATTTTATCGTCTAAGTCGTTGCCCTCCTGGAGAGATACAAGATCGCGCTGCTTACCGGCGGCCCGAACGTGTACCCGGAGCCGTTTGACGACGCTGGAAGCGAGGAATAAATGCCAAAAACCAAGCACAGGCGAAAGGGCCGTAATCGTAGGGAAAAACAGCCAAGCAAAAGGCGACCGAAGCTGCTAGTTGACCCTTTTTCGGAAAAAGACCCGCTGATTGAAGTTCCCGGCCCTTTTATCCCAGAATACGAACAGGTAGAGATACGGAAACACCTCACGTATGTCAAGGCAGCTATAGATCATATTAAAATGCGCTTGACAACATATGGTGTATGTGTTATCGACGACCTCAACATATTGATAAATTTCTGGAATAAACCGTGGGTAAAGCGGGGTCGAAATGAATCATTAGAGGGAAGAATTGCCGAACTGGCCGAAAAACTGGGAGCAGAGGTGATCTGGACAGCGCCAGGCAGCTTAAAGTTCGTGCGCAAAAAAGAACTAATAATTGTGAACCCTTAGCACAAGGAGGATGAGACCATGGCCGACACAATAGCCAAACAAATTGCCCAGGTGACAGACAATGCCACAAGGGCCGCGCTGCAGAAAGTCCTGGAAAAGATCGCTGACGGGACCCTGCTTGACGACGACAGTATCAAGCAGAGCAAGCTCAACCGCCGGTATGTTCTTGAGGAGTTTGAGACTGTGCCAGTCGTTCAAGTCAAGGACGTTGGCGGGGCTCCGACCGGCACGGAGGGCGACGAGAATATCCTGATGACGGAGGATAACATCTTTGAGTACCATATCATCGGAACTCAGGCCATTGTTGCCCCCGTCAAGGCCGCCACTGGCCTTAATGTCGGCATGGATCAGGCCGACAATGACGGTGTTGAGGTTTGCGGGGGCATTGCGGCCAACAACCGCATGACTTTCGTGGTAGGCACAGATGCGTTTTTCTTCAAGCTACGGTTTACCATCCCGAACGTGAGCGGGGCCGATGATTGCGCGATGGGCTTCAGGAAGGTTGAGGCGTATCAAGGGCTTATCGACAATTACGACGAAATGGCCGCCCTGAACGTCATATCGGGCAACATCACGATAGAGACGATCCTGAACGCCGGGGCTACCGGGGCAACCGACACGACGGACAACTGGGGAGATGCGGAGACGTACACTCTCGAAGTTTACGTGGACCTGGAAGGCGTAACGACTTTCAAGATCGACGGTGCTCCCCCGACTACTACAGCAGCCTTTACGTTTGATGCTGCCGAGGTCGTGACGCCGTTCTTTTTCTTGACACACGCGAACGCTGATCAGGCCGGGGCGGTTACGCTTGTCTCCTGGGAATGTGGCTTGCAGTAGGCCGAGCATTTGAGCTAAACCTTTAAGGAGGCCTCGTACCGTGGGCGATACTACGGGACACACAGTAATCCCGCCCGTGTTGAGACCACGCGGGCAGATGGATCGTGACAAGATATCCCAGACGGGACTCTCCGAAATTCGTCTTGCCTATGACTATACAATAGAAAAAAAAGAGACACGGCAAACTCATTGGGACCGGTATTACGGCAAAAAGCTCGGCAACGAGCAGGCGGGCCGATCCCAGTACCAAAGCCGTGACCTGCTCGATACCATCGAGTGGATGATGCCCTATTTTGTCCGGACGTTCGCTTCGGGTGATCCAAAAGTCATTCTCAAAGTCCTCGGTCAGCCGGCCTGGGTCGGCAAAGCGCTCCTGAAACAAATCATAGAAGACCTCTCGCACGCTTCCCCCAATTTTTTCGTTATTTTCTATCAGTGGGTCAAGGACGGCCTGGTTACGGACACCGGGGTACTCAAGATTTACTGGAAGCGCGAGCACAAGCTCATCCGGGTGGAGTTCGAGGCCCCGCTATCCCAAGCCCAAATGCAGCAGATCGTTGATGATCCTGAAATCAAGATCACCAAAATGGGCGGCCCTACCGTGGATCCCGCCACGGGAGACATGGCATACGAGGGCGTTGAGATCAGCATGAGGCAGCTCAAGCGGAACAATATTTGCGTAGAGAATGTGCCGCACTGGGAATTCATGGTTGGCAGAGAGTCCAGGCACGTCAACGACAGGCACCCAAAGGGCCACGTCACGACGCTCTTGCTGGACGATCTGCGCAAGATTGACCGAACGTACTCAGAGGCTCAGGGCGGTAAGCCCTATTTTGATAAGGGCGTGCTCGACGAACTCGAGAACGCTGCCGGAGAGGCGGACGGCATAGCAGATGGAGAGACCGCAGAGGAAGATTCTCACCAAGAGCTCACGCAAGGCGAGGATGTCAGCCATCTTTACGGAAAGACCGACACAGGCGCTAAAACAAAGGTGCGCTACATCGAGTGGCACACTTCAATGGATGTCAACAATGACGGGTTTCTGGAGGACGTGGTTCTCATGTACGGCAACAAAAAGCTGTTGCGCTGGGAGCCGGAGGACGAGGATTACGAAGAAGGCGATATGCCGTTTTCGGCCTGGAGCCCGATCATAGATCCCTTCAAGTTCTACGGGCTGGCTGTTTCCGAGCTCATAGAAGACATCCAGAACGTCCAAACCATGATCACGCGCCGGATCCTCGATCTGTTCGACTTCCAAACCTCCGGGCGCTGGCTCGTGGACCCTCAGGGGTCCGTCAACATTCAGCAGCTCAGAAACTATGCCCCGGGAACCGTTGTGTTTGGCAGAAAAGACACCGTGACGGACCTTTCCCCAAAAGAGTTCAACCCCTCAATGGTCAATATTCTTACGCACTTTGACGGCGTCAAGGAGAATCGAACCGGGATTAGCCGCACGAACCAGGGCATGGTCACGGACACGGTGAATTCGACGGCCACGGGGATAGTCCAGGCGCAAAGCGCAGGTCTTCAACGACTGGAGCTAGTGGGTCGCGTTTTTGCCGAGGTCGGTGCCAAGGATTTTTATTACAAGGCTGCCAGGCTCTACCAGCAGTACATGGATCAACCCATTGAGCAGACCCTTGGCGGCGTACAACGAGTTATCACCCCGGACATGATCAAAGGCAAAAAGATCATTGTTGAGGTAAATATGGGGATAGAGGCCAACGTCGGCTTCCAGGAGGCTGCCAACATAGAACGGATGGTTAAGCTTCTGTTCGAGATCAACGGCACGTTCCCCGGCCTCCTTACCCCTGAAAAAATTCACAGCATCTCATCCAGGTATATCACCGCCCTTGGATTCAGGGACGTAGACAGCTTTGTCAATGAGATGCAGAAGTATGTTGAGGAATACATGCAGACCGTCCAGCATCAGCAGGAAGTCCAGGAACGGATGGTGGAGGTGGAAGAGAAACTCAAGGCCTTTGAGGCTGCAATTAAGGGCCAGGCCCTTGAACAGAAGGGTGCCATAGAAAAGGCCAAGCTGGCAAAGGAACGATGGTCGGATCTGTTGTTCGTCGCGCAGAAGGAGCGAGACTCCCAGCGCGACTCCGAGCTGGGGATCCTGAACCTGATCCACAGGGGCGAGCCCGGGCCTCATCCTGGGTTGGAGTATGCGTCATGATGATTACTAGGCGTCGGTTTTTCGCAGCAGCAGCTTCTTTTTTTGCATCCCTGGCCTTACCCAAGGTGTCATTTGCAACACCTTCTTGGTGGTCTTCGGGATGGCTGCAATTTAATCCAAGGAAAATGTACGGGGCGTGGCTTGAGTTGCCACCAAATTGGTCCCCTGAAATTGCTAAAGAGTTCAAGGACATACTTGTTGAACAAATTAAGGTTTTTGTGTGGCCAGGCTTCAGGCAACGAATCACATGGGTCGAACAACCACCGGCCCCCGAGCTTGGCCGCGAGGCAACCATCGGCTGGAAATACATGCCTTGGCGACCGCATCCTTTAGGCAAAAGAATTTATGAGTCAAAAATCATGCCGGATGGGAGCACGAGATTAAGTGTTTACAATGAACATCATGAGAAAAGATTCGGTTGGTTTAGAAAATTGACGAGCCGTAAACGCAGAGACGGCTCGCTGAGGCTTGACACAGACGAACAATTTGATACCGAAAGTGGTTACATGAAAGGAACATTGAGAGCAACTTAGCCGTGAAACAACAATTTGACATCCTAGACACAGTCCTTGAGCCCCCGTCCAGAGAAGCGGTCACAGAAGAGGCCCAGCGGATAGCGGAGGAGGAGGCAGAGGAACGCGAAACTATAATCATGAAAGGCCTGGCTGCAAAGGAGCTGCTAGACAGCTCTCAAGTCCAGGAGTTCTTTAGCAGCGAGCGCTTAGCGATCTTTAGAGCCTTCAGGCAACTGTCGTATGGAACGGAGCACTCCAGGTACATTGAGGTACACCAACAACTGGGTGCCGTAGACCGGCTGGAAGCGAGGCTTAGGGCTTACGTTATGGAAGCACGACAGATCATGGACGAGCAGCAGCAGCGAGCCGCTGCCGGACACACACCGCAATTTACGGGACCACCAATATGAGCCAAGTCCAGACGATTAAGCTGCACAAGAACGGCCCGGACGACAAATTGTTCTTGGCCGTGGAGCACATGCTTAAAATGCGACAGCGCAAGAGGGTCGGAAACGTCCAGGTGAACTTTGCCGAAGGCGGCGGGGTGAGCAATGTAAATGTTAACCTCACCTGCCGAAAAGGGACAGATTTTCCGGTACTTGCAGAGCCGGATTAGGCTTATAGCGAAGTAAGACAAATTAAGTTGTAACGGGGCAACCCTGAAAGACGGAGCCCGCTTCTTTGTAACCAGAGAAGCGGGCTTTTTCTTTTTATAGGCAAGGACACTGCTTGCCAAACAAAGATGCCTGGCTGACGACACTGGTTAGCTGGAAAGGAGAGGACATTATGGATCCAATCGAATTACCACCGGAAGAGGAAGAAGATCCAGGCTTTAAGGCCATGCCTGAGCAAGAATCTGAGGAGGACACTGCCCCATCAGAAGGGGTCAAGGAGGGTGCAGAGGAAACACCTCCTGTAACCCCTGGAGAAGGGGGCGAGGTCCCGCCGGCAGAAAAACCCGAGAAACCAGTGTTCGGCTTTGTTGAGAAGCCGCCTGGAGAGGAACCGTCTCAGCCGACCGAACCGCTCTTTGTGGACTACAACCACCAAGGGCAGCCGTTTAGGCTGAATGTCAACGACCCGGCGCAGAGACAGCGCCTCGTCGATCTGGCGCAGAAGGGCCATGACTACGATGTCAAGGTGGGCCCGGACGGCAACCTCGTAAAACTGGTAAATGCGGACCCGTTCATCGGCAAGACCTTAAACCAGTACTTTCAACATCGGATGGAAGGTCTTGACCACACGGCTGCTTTACAGGCTGTTGTGCAGCCCCCTGAGGGGAGTCGGCCCGTAGGCGACATGCCGCCGGTCGAGCTTCGTCCGGAGTTCAAGCCGATGACGGCGTACAAGGACGAAAACGAGTGGTTGCAGGACAACTTTCAGCGCAATGTTCAACCATTAATTCAGGGCATTGACGCCCTGAGGAACTTGGTCCAGGACGGGTTTCAGCGGTTTCAGGAAAACCCGCCTGTCGCGGCTGCTCCTCAGACAGAGGAGGTTGACCCGTCGGCACCCTTTAAGAACATGCTGGCCGGTCGGGACCCTGAAAATGCGGCCACGATCATACCCAAGCTGGCCGAATACAAAAACCAGCTAACCATTGGCGAGCTGAGGGCCATCACCGGAGACAGCACAGGTGCTGAGTTGTGCCGCTTCTACGATTGGGTGAAAGCTGACGTGCAGGCCCAGCAGGCCCAGCCACCGGCAGCGACCACCGTATCGGAGCCAGTCGTTCCACCAGTTAGCAAAGTTCCGCCCTTTAGGGTGCATTCTGGCGGAGGGACTCCGCCCCTGACCCCAAAGGATGAGGCAGACAAGGTCTGGGAAGAATCAGATGCAGACTTTGAAGGCCTCCTCAACAAGCTCAAGTATGGCAAAGGCTAAGACATAAAGGAGGAATATCATGTCAATTTTTACGGGCACAAGTGATGTTTCGGTCAACGTGGAGGGTATTTATCACCGCACCATGCTCAGCCGGAGCACACCAAAACTGGTTCATGGTCGATTCGGCCAGCTCAAGCCGGTGCCCAGAAACAAGGGAACCAAGATCAATTTCAGGCGCTATGAATCCCTGGCGGTTGCTACTACGCCGCTGACAGAGGGGCAACCGCCAACCGGCAAGAAGCTGGCTACTACCAACATTAACGCCACTTTGCGTGAATACGGTGACTATGTAATGCTCACAAACTGGCTCGTTGATACGGGCCTAGACCCGGTAATTGCGGAAACCAAGGAGCTCCTGGGCGAGCAGATGGGGCTTACCGCGGACACGATTCACCGGGACATCCTGAACGCAGGAACGAATGTGCGCTATGGAAATGGCGTGGCCGCCAGGACTTCTATCGTTACCGCCCTGGCCGACACGGACATTGACTCAGCGATTCGCCTTTTGGAGGCTGCGGACGCGAAGTTCGTTACGGATCAAGTGGTTGCTGGCACGAAGTACGGCACGCGAGCAATACCGCCGGCCTTTTATGCCATTGCCCACGCGAACCATAGGCAGGACATTGAGGCCCTGTCCAACTACAAACCCAGGGAAGAGTATGCTTCCCAGAAGGGTGCGCAGCCGGAAGAGATCGGCGCTCGAAAGAACGTCCGGTTTCTGCTTACCACAAACGCCAAGCTCTGGGCGTCCGGAGGAGGGAAAGTCGGAGACACCGGGCTGCTCTCAACGGATGCTGCCAGTGTGAACGTGTATTCAATCCTGGTCATTGCCAAGGACGCCTACGGGATTATTCCTCTGGCAAGGTCCAACACAAAATCCATCGTCAAGAACGACGGCGGCACGTCCGATCCCATTAACCAACTGCGGACGGCGGGCTGGAAGATGGCAACCGTAACCAAGATACTCAACGACAACAACATGGTCAGGATCGAATCTGGCGCTACAGAACTATAGGAGGAGGTGATTCAAGATGAAGTACGCATATCGATTCGGAATGGGCACAGCCGAAGCCACCTACTTCAGGTTCGGTTTCTGTCCCTTCAAGGTCAAGATTACCGCGCAGTCGGAGGAGGATGTCGCTATATGGATGCTTCCAATGGCTGCGGCGGCCTCTATTGACACCGTGGACTCTACCGGCGTCAGAGTGTTGGGCGCTGCCGGTGTTCGGCTGTGTAAGTTTTCCGACCCCACCGGGGGGGGTCTGCCAGGCTCGGGAGGCACGCCTACCATAGTGGAGCAGGGCAAGTGGTATGACGGTGTTGACGGCATTGAAATCAATGCCAGCCAGGTGGCGATCGCTGATGGAGTGCCTTATATCGTTGAGGCATGGGGTCTTGATGAGCCTCTGTTGATCCGAGCCGTCCATGACGGCACGACAAGCTCCAACACCTATTTCGAGGACAGCAGCATCGACTTCAGAAAGGCCGGTGTTTCCGACGCGCAGATGTGGGTGGTTATCAATATCACCAATGATAACTGGTGCTACATCAAGAACATCACAAAGCCGTCCGGGAAGGCCAACTGGTGCCGGTGCTACACGGCCCTTGACGATAGCGGAACGCCCACTGCGGCTGCCGACTTTGACACCGCGGACGTGCTGATATTAATGCCTAGAGCCTTTATGCAGTTTCCGCAGACGGGCCTGGGTCTTATGACGTAGATCGGCACATTCAACCAACCTATAACCTATCCCCGGCCTCGCTTGAGGGGGCCGGGGGTTTATCAAAGGAGATACACCATGCCAGACACACAAGCTCAAACGGCACAAAATGACCAGGAGCAAAAACCGACACCGCAGGCAACACAGGGACTACCTCCAGTGCCGAAAGACACGCTGGCGCAGTATGCAATCGGGGAACGATTCCTGCGATCAGGCGGACGTCCGTTTATGAACAAGGGCGCTCTTACCAAAGCACTCAAGGACACGAGGCTTATCCATGATTACACCGTCTTGCCACTGCAAAACAACGCCGGATGGGTGGGGTTGCGCAGGGGGCTTTCTGAGCGGAAATTCAAGATTCGTTTGTACCACAGCAACATGGACCCGCTGAACAAGAACCTGCCGGTTGATGTGGGGGCCAATAGCCCCATGAACAAGTCCAGAATCATACCCGGCCAGGAATCCACGGTGTCCGAATCTCAGCTCAACACGCTGAACGTGGCCGTTGAGGACACTCAGATCAACATTCCGGCAGATAGCGGGATTTACGAAGCGAGAGACCCGGAAGCACTGGCTCAGCTACAGTACGAGGACATGATTCCGGTGAGGGATAAACTCACGAACCTGATCACTATGGTAAAGCGCACGCCCAACTTTATCATCCAGGTTCTCGGAGAAGTGAAACCGGACGGCACTCTTATTCCCTTTGGGCCGATTTAGAAAAGATGGGCACACTGCAAACCATAGGCGGCCAGGCTGCGGTTAAGTACCGCGATTCGAGCAATCGAATAATAACCACCTCGCAGATCATGGGGATCGTCAACACGATCCTTGAGGAGCTGTACCAAAACTTGGTCATGGTGGAATCGAAGCTGGCCTATGCCAGGTCGCACCTGGTCACGCTGCCGGGCCTGATCGAGTACGCTCCTGGTGTTACGCACCGGGGTTTTCTTGATGATGGCGTGTGGGTGGATGGGTCTTCGGACCCGCTGTTTCAAACGTCCGAGGATGCAAGGGCGAAGTACGGCGTAGACGAGACAGCGGACAGCATCATAACGAACGGGGCCTTTTCTGACTTCACAGCAGCGGACCCGGACAACTGGACGCAGTCCGGAACGATCACAACCGCCAAGGAGTCAGCAGCCTTTTTCTACGGCTTTTCGGTCAAGCTCACGGCCGGTGCTGCCAATGACTACATCTATAGCGTGGACGTAGCCGTAGTGCCTGAAACAACCTATACCCTGTATCTGAGGTACAAGAACACTTCAGGAGATATCGCGCAGTACAAGGTCTACGACGTGACCAACGCTGCCGATATTGAGGCCGCGACGGACCTTGCCAGCACAACCGAGTGGAGCGATGAAAAAACGGTGGAGTTCGATACGCCCGCAGACTGCAACAAGATCCGGATTTACCTCATGGCCAAGACCAGCGGGGACATTGTCTGGTTCGATCATGTGTCTCTTCTGGGGACGAGCTCTGTTGGCGAGCCTGAGGCGTTTTATCCTACAGAGGATGATAAGATTGGCCTTCTATGGATCCCGAGCACGATCCAGAAGATCAATTTTCTATACTGGAAGCCGTACACGGCCATGTCCAGCTACGACGACGATACTCTGCCGTGGGGCGGCATATTCAACGCTTATATTGAACAAGCCATTGTGGTCAACGCCCTCATGAGCATTGAGGGGTTTTATCAGCCATATGCCGTCACTGCACAAATGGCCTTTGATAAGGCCATGCAAAACGTATATTCAAGAGGATGCAGGGAGCTTAGGCAGCAGTCGGATATGTTTACAGCTCCGGGGGTGTAGCTATGCCTGTGAGAATCAATGCCCTGGCACGCCTACCACGCGCACCCGCAGAAGAAGCGCGACTGGGGTTCTTTGAGCAGTTCTGGGGCCTCAGCACGCTCTCCGCTACCCTAATCAATGAATTCCAGGTCGTAACCGCCAAGAACCTTACCATAAACGATCAGGGGATAATTCAGACCAGGCCGGGCCTGAAGAAATGCTCAAGCGTGGCCTGCGGGGCCGCGATTAAGGTCATTGCCTATATTCCCATAGGATCAAGCACATACATCTTTCTGGTAGACGCTGATAACAAGCTCTACAAATGCACGGGTTCAGAGCCCAGCATCGACCCCGGCTCCGCCATTGCGACCCTGAGCGGGCAGCCAACAATTCTGCCGTTCGGGGGATATGCCGTAATCATGGACGGCAACCGGCTCAAGGTTACGCAAGGTAGTGCCGTAACGTTGTGCTATGATGATGGAAATGGCGTAAATGGCCATATCTATACAAACCTGTGCGGAACCGATGACGGCAGCACGGCCCTTTATAGCGGCTCCACGACGAGGGTTGTCCAGGCGATTACCACCCCTGCATGGGAAGCTGGATACGAGATAGTGCCCACAAAATGCGAGGTGTGGATATCCAAGGAGGGAGCGCCGGCAGGCACCTTTACCATCAATATCTACGATACGACCGGCGGCACTCTCTATGCTACGTCTGACAGCTACACCGCAGATGATCTCACCGAGTATGCCAAGAAGCTATCAATCGATTTTGCCTCCGCCAACTTTGCGGGTGGGTTCACAGGGTATGAGCCATCGACCGCCTATCGCGTAGGGGTCGTGTACGCTTCAGGAGACGCCACCAATTATGTCAAGGTGCATCACAGCTCAATCGCGGCTGCCGGAGGGTATTACTATTATGACGGAAGCTGGCACGCGGACACGACAAAAGATGTGCTCATCGGCCCGCAGCCAGGACTCCCCCCGAAAGCCTCCTTTGGCATAGCCAAGGAAAACAGGCTGTTCGTTGCAGGCAACCCTGACTATCCAGGCCTGGTATTCTATCCGGCCCAAGGGGACCTGTTTGATTGGTCTTCGTCCGAGCTTGCCGGGGAAATTGAGGTCATAGACGACGATGCCAACAATTTCCCGGTAGGCGCTCTTGCAGAGTTCTTAAAGACCCTGCTCGTATTCGGCAAGAAGCAACAGCCCTTTCTTGCAGCCCTGACAGGCGACTCTCCGGCCGATTGGTCCCTGCCGGAGCTTTATGACGGACTGTGGACGCACCAGGAGGCGCTGAGCATCCTGCCGAATGAGCTTATCTTTGGCATGGACGCCAACCTGCACAGGCTCTCAGGCATACAGGAGTTTGGCGATCTGAGGGCCTATGGCATGGCAGACCCCATAGAGAGCCTGTTCAAGAGCTACTTTGACACGGACGCATTCTCTGGGTACCACCCGGCAGAAGGCCAATACCTGACGAAGCTCTCCGGATATGATCCCGTGCTCGTTTTCCACTTGAAGCATGCCTATCAGGACCCGAGGACAGGCAGAACCTTTTTTCCATGCACTGACTATTCTTTCAACATAGACGGCTGGGAGCCGACAGCGTTTCGTGGGTTCAATAACAGACTCTACGTGGGGGGCGACGACGGCCACCTGTACCGGCTGGACGACACGATTGTCAACGATAACGGCACGCAGCCCGTCGTTGAGCTGAAATCGAGGCTCACAGAGGCAGCGTTTAACACCCTGCACATGAAACAGTACTATGGTCTCCTGGAGTCTGAGGATACGCACGCAACCTGCACGTTGAACCTGTATCTATCGGGTACTACATCAGATCCAGTGGCTATTCCTCTTTCAGTTCAGCAGTCGCCCATTTACGGCAGGGAGCATTTTTTGTGCGAAGCTCTTCAAATAGAGATGAAAACATTCGCGTATACAAAGCCCGTTAGGATCAAACAGTTTTACTTCAAGGGCGTGGCTCTTTCCAGGAGCAATATGTCAATCGAAGGACCGTTGACACCTGGAGCGCTATTGACCCCGAGCGAAGACTTGACGCCAAGAGGATAGCCGGTATGAAAAAACGAATGCCAAAAGAACTCGTTTTCGTAATAGGACTCTTGCTTTCTGTCCTGGTGGTCGGCTGCGCTATGCCGGTTCGGCGTGGCCCTACAGCCAGCCCGTGGGGCAACGATACCGGGCCGCCATATCTATCTGCCACATATCTCAACTCCCGCGAGATGGGCTACTACTGTGCGGATTACAGCAATGACTTCGACGCTACCCTGGCTGCGGCAAATGCCGATACTTCCGGCGGGGCCGTGATTGTGAACAAGGCATGCACGTATGACGCCGACTCTGCCACGTCTTCTGACAGCGATGTTGCCGTGATCGTGACAGACCAGGGGAGCATTACTGAGACCGGCGAGGTGGCTGCCTTGACGGTGGGTGGCGACTTCATCTGTCCTGTCAATCATCAGGCATTCATCTCATTTGAAACAGGCGATCTGAGTTTCAGTAAAGGGACCAAGTTTTGTCCTGAATGGGTAGGTGCTGCAAGGGACGGTTCAACGGATGACGCTACAGAGATTCAGTTTGCTAATGATGTCGTAGAGGGTTGCGTTGGAACGCTTGTGCTGTCAGAAGGCACTTATCCCTTTGCGTCTGATTTAACTATTAATACCAGCAAGATAACCTGGAGTGGCGCTGGGGCAAATACTATTTTAGCCCCAAGCACCACAACTGCGAATATTATTATAGACGGAGCGGATGATTGCACGCTTGAAAACTTCTGCATATCGCTTCCAAGCCAGTATGCAACTTCAGCCATCGAATTAGCTGGAGATGCGAGCGGAGTTCAGCATAATAAACTTCTCAATCTTCACATCAAAAACGACAACACTGAAACGCTTGAGCATTTAAGCGAAACCGCTTTTGCCACCCATGCCCTGTGGGGTACCGTTGGCGACTTTGATGACACTGGCGGAAATGCCGTTTATGCTCATAGCGGCGGCACAGGAACCCTGACACAGACAAGCGGCAACATGAACAAGGCTGCGGTTGGTGGCGACACCTATACTTTTTGGTACACGGTGAGTGGTGCAGCAGGAGACCCAACGGCAGCCATCACAACAGCGTTTGCTTCTGTTAGTACATCGCTGACCCTCACAGACGGTGCTCAATCAACCACATTTACAGCAGCGGCGGCTCCAGGAAGCTTTATCGTTTCTTCTACCAGCGACTCCGGAGACGATACTTTCACGCTTGACGATGTCTCGTTGTCAATAGGAGATAACGGAGAGTCTGGAATCTTGTTTGATGCCAACACCTCATATGTAAGTTTCAATCACATATCAAACTGCACATTCAAACGACTACGCACCGCGCTAAAGTTTGGCCCAAGTGGCTCTTGGAGCAACGGCAACGTCATAGATTCATGTGTTATTGATAAGTGTGTTTACGGAATTTACATGGACGATGCGAACGGAAACACCCACGGCAACATGTTTTCAAACGTGACCATTCAGAACAATCCTATGACAAACACTTGCATTAGGGTCGAAGACAATTATAACATTTTTGATCCTGTTTTTATGTGGGACGTCCCAGCAAAGAGCACATCAATGCTTATTTCTAGCGGCTCTACTCAAACGGTGTATAGGGGATATATCACAGAAGACCAAATAACTTTTGATTCTACAAACGTTGATATTGATACCCCGACGAAAGTCATTTGGAACGAAGACATTGGAATAAGCGGCTCAACACCTGCCGTAACCTTCTGGGAGACGAATGGAACCGATTTTGAAAGCCAAGGGACCATCTATGGGGACCTTACGGACACTGGTAGCGGTTCAGAGGATTGTGATTTTTTCTTCAGACAAAAGATAGCCGGAACCCAAAGGACATACATAGGGGCTAATGCTGATGGAAATATTACTATCGGCTACGGGACGCAAGATGTTGTAGCGACGAGCAGCTTTATTGCAACAGCCACCACAGAAACATTTACAACCGAAGGAAATATTACAGATCCGCTTCCGAGCAACTTGATTCTCCTGGACGGTGATGATGATTCGGACGACGATGCAATCGACCTACAAGATGGCACCACTGGAGAAATCGTGCAGCTCGTTGCCTCTGCTGACATAGACGCTGACGACACATGCACAATCAACATGGCTGACACGACTTGTACTAATTGCCCCGCGATTGTCTTTGATAAGGTTGGGGAAAATGCGACATTGCTGTGGACAGGCTCAACTTGGGTAGTAACAGAACTACAGGATTCACTATAGGATAGAACATGTTAGTCCCATGGACATACACAGCTAAGAAGGACGGCATCATTCTCAAACACGCCGGGGTGAGCGTTTACGAGGCGGGCACGACGGATGCGGTGCGTGTGTTTGACGACAACGACAAGCTCAAGGACGCGGTGCCCCAGGCCTACTCGGACGCAATAGGCCAGTTCAAGATCCAGGTGGATCACGACGATTATCCTTCCGGCCAGTTATTTGACGTAGTTATCAGGCCGTATGGTGCGTGCGACACAAGAGACACCATGACCCTCAGCTCGGTCATGATTCTGCCGGACACGACAGGGTTCAGGAAGTTTCACAATACTTTCTTCCAAAGCACCGGCCCAACAAAGGCAGAAGGGGCCAGGCAGGAAGATATCTGGTATGACGATTCGGACGACAACCACCCGTACACTTTCGACTACTTCGTAAGCGATGCAGGCCAATGGACGAGCGTGAGGGACGGAACGATTGTGGCGGCGGGGGCGAGCGCCAACTGGTCTGGTATAGTAGATGATGACGGGCATAAGCCCGAAAACGATTCCGATGTGACAGCTAACCATAACAAGTGGTCAGAGACTTCTGACGACGATGGGCACAGGCCAGCGAACGACTCTACAGTAGGCGGAACGTGGGGAACAGACATAAACAACCGCCCCGCCGAGCTAACGGATGGCAGGATAACCACCGCTCTTAATTCAAACGGCATATTGGTATCAAATGTAGTGCCCACCCTGGCCGTCACTGGAATTGGTAGCGGCTTGTATCTCGGCAGTAACTTTATGGGCTATTACAAGTCCGGTACTGGCTGGACAGCTTATATCGCAGGTGACGGGGACTTTAAGTTCGCGGGCGATGCCAACAACTACATCGAATGGGATGGGTCGTCACAAGTAATCAGCACGAACAATAACGGCGGGATTCTGATTCTCGGCGGGGGCGACATAACGCTGACGACAGGCGCTTCTCCCGGTCAAATCATTTTTGATGGCAAAAGCGCAATACACGGAGACGCAAGCAATACCATTTGGGACGGGTATGCCGGTGATTTATACTTGGGGGACGGTGCTGGTAATGACTTCGCAGATATATTTTTGAATGCTGACGATGATGTTACTATAACTTGTGCTGACGACTTCATTGTTGATGCGGCAAGCGCGGTAGGAATAACCGCAGGGACCGCTGGTAATGCCAGGACAATAACCATTAACTCTGGTGTTGATATTGACATGAAGGGCGATGTGGTACCCAATGCAGACTCAACCTATGATCTTGGCATACAGACCACAAAGCAATGGGCTAACGTCTGGGCTGACCTTGTAAATGGTGCGGACTACGGCTACCAGAACGGCTGGAGAACTTTGGAGGCAGACAAGTACCAGGGCTACCCCAAAGGCATAGCCATAGGGAACAAAGGCTTCAGGGTCGGCAAAATAAAAGACAAGATGCCGAAAACCACCAAGCCGGTGTTTGTGGTGACTGACGACTTTCTTGAGTTCAAGGGCAGAAGGATAACGCCCAAGCAATTAGATGTGCTGTTGACGCTAAATGAAAAAGTCGAAAGACTCTACCAAAAAGCGGCATAAAGGGAAGCCCCTAGCCGGAGCGAGAAAGGCCAAAGCGCCACAGGGACAACCAGAAGCTCCTGCGGACGCGGTGCCAATTCAGATAGGCGATCTTTTTGCAAAGATCGGTCAGTTGACCGTTGTAAACGATCAGCTTCAGGCCCGAGTCGTGGGATTGCAGAGAGACCTGCAATACTGCCAGGAAGAGTCGAAGAAGGAGAAGAAATAATGCCAACAAATGCTGATTATTACGCAGCAAGGCGAGCGAAGCAAAACCAGTACGCCCTCCCGAAGCGTAGTTTTACCACGTCGGGCACGCCCGACGGCTACGTGGGCCCCATGGTGGGAAAGCAAGATGTCATCAATGCAGCTTCTTCTCCGGCATACACCCCAACGCCTCAGCCAACCGCATCAGGCGGAATAGAGAACGTCTTGGGCCTCCCAATGGACCTGTTTCCTTACAGCAGGTCTAGTTCGAGTGGTGGAAGCCAGCAAAGTTCTCAGCAGCAAAGCCTTGGGTCTTCATTTCAAAGCGGGAGTGGCGGGTCAAACCAGTCATCCAGCAGCCGGAGCGGCCTAACCCAGGCGCAGGCCACCGAGCTTATGAATCTTCTAATGCCCGAGCTTAAAGCCACCATACCCAATATGCCCGGCTACATCGATGAGGCCACAAACCAGGCCATGGGCGCTTATAGAACCGCAACCATGAATACTGCCAGGGAGGCGATACCGGAACTACGGAACGAGCTGGGCAAAAGGAACATTGGTGGCACCCCGGCTGCGGACGCAATAATGCGATTGATCTCAGGAGCGTCTCAGCGATTCGAGCCGGCGGCAGCCACGGCAGCCATGGAAGCAGCCAAGATGAAGGCGAACATTCCCGCAATGATAGGATCGCTTCTTGGCTTCGGACAAACTTCAGAGGCCAGATCGAGCGGCGGATCGTCCTATCAGAACGTGGGTGGAAGCGATCAATCAAGCTTCGGAACCAGCTCTGGCGGGTCTTCGCAACAGAGTTCTTCTGAGCAGGCCGACCCGACAGCTATGTGGAGAAGCTACATGAGTATGTACGGCAACCTGGTCAATTAAAGGAGCTATTATGCCACCTTATAACATCAATGCTTTGCCGATTCGGCGGTTTCCGCCCCGTCCAACACTAGGCGGACCATCGGCCCAGGACTTGCCAACGAACATACTTGGCAGAAACAACTTTGTGCCTATGGGCGGAATTCACGGCATCGCCAACCTCTTGGGCATGAATTCAGGGCCTTCAGCTCAGGCTCAGCGCACTCCGGGCATGGGGCCGAGAACCCAGGTGCAACCAGGGACCGGGGGGGCTACTCCTATGCAGGGGCCTGTGGGGCCGACTGCATTGCAGCCAGGGGCAAAGAACAACCAGAAGGGCGTGATGGGCGTACTGGGTATGCTCAGACGCCCTATGGGGTAAAATCAGGAGAGTAAGGCCATGGGAACACTAGATGCGACCATAACTCAATCGCCGGCCCCCTTTCAGCCGTACCAACAGGAAATGCTGGACCGGCTCATGGGGATCAGCGGGGACATGATAGCCAACGCGCCCGAGCTTGAAACGTATGTGCGCGGAACCAAGAACCCCCAAACCGGCAAGTACGAAGGCGGGCTCATACCGGACTTTCTGAGCCAACTGGATCAGGCTACAACGACCCTGACCAGCCCGGGGAGCCAAATAGGCATTGCCCCGGTATCATCGTTTTTTAGTGGTGGTGGCCAGCCGACCCAAGGCCCTGCCATTATGAGCACATCGCCAAGGGCCAAGGATATCTACCAGGCGGACGTTGATAATGCTTTGTCGGGCCTTGAGCTGAACCTGGAAAACCCCCCAGGCTTTGCGAACCAGGAGCTCTGGGACGACCTCAGCCCGACGTATTCGGAACACATCAAGCTTCCCTACACGATACCCAGTCAATCGGCCGAGATGGACATTCCGTGGCAGCAGGAAGTGAGGGATTGGCTTGGGATGGCTGCGCTACTCCCTGGAGCTTCCAA